GTAAATAAGATCTGTTCTTGGCCTTTGACCAAGATAGAATCTTCTTCCAGTGGTATGGCTCGCGCAAGCCATGCATGGAATTCCTTCAAGAAGTCGTTTACGTCTTCTGGAAAGGATATCAGTTTCGACCCTCTTCGCGAAGAGGTCGTCACTGGACCGAGTGGGGAGCGGATTAAAACCACTACCTACCGGGACGTGTTCATGTCGTCAACAGACTACGAGAACGCGACTGACGCGATGCATCATGGGGTTGCTTCCATGATATCGCGATACTGGATGAAGAGGTGCGGCATTCCGCCTATTCTCCAGATGATTGTTCAGAGGACATGTTACCGTCCCCGGCCAATCGTGTTCGAAGCGCGCGGCCCAATGGCTGCGTACGGCGAACCGTGGGACAAGGAGAGCCCTTTCTCCAATCCCCACTATATCATGCTTCGTAAGGGGGTCCTGATGGGAGACCCTCTCACGAAGCCCGTTCTTCACCTGGTAAATATCCTGGTGAGAACGGTCGGAATGCATTATTCCGACCCGAGTTTCCAAGAAAAGATTTTTGGATTCTCGGGGACTACAGTATCGAAAGTTGTCAAATCGATGCTGCAGTCTGGGGTTCCGAACCCCGTTCTCCAAATGTTTGGAAGTCCAAGCACTTCGGAGAAAAGCGAGCCATCTGAAAAGATGGGCCCGCTCGCCGCTCTGCTGGAAGAATATCCAGTAGACCCGACGATCGTCGATCCGGTAGTGTCACTACCAGAATCAACGTCACACAATGTCCATCAGGTCGATGGGCAACGTGTTGTCGAGATCAATCCCACACTTACGTGGGATTGGCTCGCGGGGCCTGGGCAGCAAAAGCTTGCTGTTCAGACTGACCCCAGCGCGGTCGTACAGCCCGCGCTTACCCGGACCTTGAGCTTTAAAAGCTCAGCGGTACGGGCGGCCCTTGGTGAGGATGAGCATCGTCACCAAATGGCTATCGCATTCGGCAAGCAAAGGCTTGAAGAAAAGCGATTGAAGGAGATATTCCGAGATATTCGGTTTATCCCCCTTCCGCCCGCGATACCCCAAAATGTGGGGTACCGCGAGTATCGCGCACGCACGACGGCAGATGGCCGCCGCGCTAGCGCTTCCGCAATCCGTCTTGCCCAGCACGACGGAGAGACGGTCTCATGCACAAACGGCCTACTTAGGCTATTTGGCATAATGCCTTG